ATAATCGTTAAGATCAACCTCACGGTGTCCCATCATGAGAGACCTGAGTGCAACAGCACGATCCATGCTGCTCTTATGATACTCAATTACATCATTGATGCAAGATAGCATCTCTTCATACGTTTGTCGTGCAGATACTTTATCATCTTGGAGATAATCATCAATCGCATCTTGCATACGACATTGGCGTTGCTTTTCATAAGTCTGATCTGGTCCAAGAAAAGGGCGTCCTTCAATAGTCATGATGTTAGAACTTAATAGATTTCCATTCTAATTGATATACTGCGTCAATGTCAACCAAGTTGCGAGCAATGTAATCTTTCATTTGCTTACGATTGTACATCAGAATCGCTGGTCTCTCGTCCAGAAACTCTATCCTCCACACTTCGGGTTTCGCTTTCATTTTGTTTTACCACAGTGTCATTATTATGTAGACCCAGTTGGCGTCTTTTCTCATATAAGTCAGGGTGTGGTGCATAGAGCGGACCCTGATAATCTCTCTTTTCAGTCATAGAAATTACTGATAACAGGTCTCATTGGTTTAAGAATCTGCATCGCAGTATATGGTGTGGTTTTATTGATGTCTACCTGATCTCCGCACTTGGTGGAGTTAACAGGCGAGTAATAGGTGCGTTGCTTTGTGTTGTAGAATCCCCAAATAGTTTTTGCAACAGCACCACCGTTGTAAGAGAATTCAGCATGATTGCAACACCAAATAGATAAAATGTTGCGTCTGAATTGCGTAACTTCGTAAGTGTAGCCTTTAGGTGGGTCATGAATAAAATCGGGTGGTAACTCCATCAGAAAACATTTGTCCAGCGGGTATGGTTTGCTTTAGTGATCCTACCTTCTGCCAACATGTTATCACACACTCGGCAGAAGACTTGGAACTTTTCTTCACGGGTGAGCACATGTGGTTGAGCACATGTGGCAATCACCTTGAGCATTTGTGCTTTAGTTGTGATCATAATCAGCAGTAGACAGGAGAGTAATCAGTGCCAGTGTATTCTTCAGTGTTGATGCCAGTGACTTCAGCACCGTTGGCAATATACTGACGAATATCGTAGAGAGCGTCAGACTTAACACGGGTGGTGAAGGAAATCATCTGCTGATCACACTCAGCGTCAGGATGCCAGATGACACGCTTGACGAAACGCTTGCCAGTGCCGACAGGATAGAAGTCAATCTGGGTGGCAGAGGTCTGGAGTTGCATGGGGTGTCTCGTGATTACCTTGTAATTATAGGGTCTGCGGAACCGACGCGGAAGGTCTGGTGGACAGTTCCGCGTCTGTCACAGTGCCATGAGTTTCTTGTAGAAAGGATTGGTAACTTTGAATGCTCCTTTAACCTGATTCTGCTTCAAGAGTTCTTTATCTAGGTGGTGAATGATCAGGTTAGGAGAATCAATCCAGTGCATGTAAGTCCACGATGCGGAACGAACATATGCATTATTTGCTACCTCACACTTCTGGTATACTTGCTCGTTCAAAGTCTCAGCAACATCCTCAAACTTGAACTCAATAACATATGCCAGTCTACCCTCAATAAACAGAGATGAGATGATAGGGAGATTGGCATTGAAGTCTTTGATGTAACGCTTGCGGGTGTAATCATTGAAGCACCCACCACCGTTAGTTGCTTTGCCAGTATAGTTCTTTGGTTTGACTTCTTTCTCCTCACTGGTGATTTTGTGACGTGCATCACGTCCTAACTTACCAGGGATAGGATCGCACCCAGCAACTTCTGCAGTAATGTGCTCACGCAGCGTGGAACTATTAGAGTCGTTGATGTAGATCTCATACAGTTCTTCAAAAAGATCGTCTTGAGTCTCCGTGGGGAGACCCAGAGCACGATCAACAGATAGTTTTAAGAGTTTTTGAGAAAACATAATCAATACTGTTCGCCGTCACGTGCTTTAGCGGGACTGTGGGCAAGGTCAACAAATGCCATTGCCAACTCAGAATAATCATTGGGAATAACAACAGCAATTAGACCTGCTGCTGCAATACACCAACACGTCATCCAGAAATGCCTCATAAGACTGGGAGATCACTACACCATGATTATACACCAGATGGACCCCATCCGTCGTTCTCGGGGACAGTATCATCATCGTCCACTCGGTCAACTGACGCAATGTCACATACTGGCACCTCATGCTCACCACCTACAAGATACCATGGCATTACCTGTCCATGATATTCTGGATGTGCCTGATAATCCTCAGGATAGACACGATCACCGAGATACATTAGCTCGCTGTCTGGAATATCGTGATCGCGTAACATTGCTTGTAGTTGCAAGTGCGTCAACTCGGGTTGCGTAGGAACTTTCATTGTTTCTCCATTGTTTACGAAGTCGTTGATACTCTGGGTCATATGCTGCTAAATCTCTTTTCTTTTTAAATATCTGTGCCGCTCTTGCTTTGACATTCGTGAGGCAATCTTCCTCACAGGTAGATACACTCCCATCTTCTGCATATTTGCGTCCCGTAGAGTGATTGGCATACCGTCTGGCACGAGTGAATCCCATCTCAAGGAATTTCCTTGCCATGTCCATCCCAACGAAATCATTCCGTCGTTTATACTCACAGAACATCTCGTATATTTTATTAGAAGACGTAATAGATGTTTCTTCATCTACAAAACGCCAATGAGCACAAATGTCGTTAGTGTAAGGGCGTACCAGTAGCACTCCTTGCTCTCCCCTTCCAATACGATAAAGTTCGCGAGTTTCTGGGTCTGTGAAGTCAAGGTCCTCATAAGGGAGTTCATAACAAAATTCAAGCATAGATCACCACTGGTGCTCTGCTACCCTAGCACAGCATCAGACTGGTGTCAACCCTCTGCTTCAGCAATATTTTCCCAGACAATATCACCATATGCATCTACAACATATGCATGGATGTAGTGATCATCGTCAGGACAGTAGTTTGGTTTGGGGAACCATGCACTAGCATTCAGTGTAGCAAGATCCTCGTCGGGGAACTTGATAGTATTAAATGTCCCTTGCTTAATAATGTCTAACACATAATCTTCAATAAAGTCTGCATAGAATGCATTGACAGTTGCTTTCTTACTGGCATCCAATGCATTATACTTTACCAGATCAAAGTATAGACAAGAACACTGATATCTTTGAGCATATGATGCCACTAGGTCATATACTTGTAACTCGTTACCTTCAACAATCATGGTGTCTCTCCGTCTTGATCTAGTTCATTTTGTACGTTAGTGAGTAGTTCTTCCAACCACTCTCTTCTCTGTGCTAGTTGCTCTTCAGTCAACCCTTCTTCATCTGTACCAGTTGGACGGTTTGCACTTTCAACCTTAGCACTCTGATATTCTGATATCAGAGTTTCAAAGTAATTCTTCTCAGTGAGAGACTTGAGAACCATGTATGATGCAATTCTATCTCTAAATTGTTTCAGATAATGTTTTCCGAGAGGAAGGAATTGTGTTGGTGTCTCTAGATATTCCTCATCTGGATTTTCCACAGAATATAATTTTTTATAAAATTCTGGCGAAATAGGAAACTTAGTTCCTTCAACATTAGTGGAGAATTCAGTAGCATCTGTTAAATCTCTGAGTTTCTGTCTGTACTTGACGTACATTGCCTTGTCTTCTTCAGATAGTCCAGCATCAGCAACCATTGCCCAATCTGTTTCATCAAGCAGGAAATTGCGAGCAAGTCTTACAGTAAGAGGAGAAACTTGTTTCTGTACAGAATACATTCTTGCGAGTTGCTTCTGATAGTCATCTTCAGCAATTGAATCAAGGAGATAGAATGCTTCAACAAGTTTATCCTTCAGAGCAACTGCTTCAGCAGCATCAACCTGCTCCATCTCATAATCTTTCCATTCAAACTCACCAGTTCTAAAGTTCTTCACATACTTTCTACGCTTAGCGTGATATGTGTTATTGGTGTAGTAGTTAAACGTGATAAGTTTATCCTTATCACTGTCCCACAAAGGATAGAGGAAAGGAACTAATTCATCAGTCCAGTAGGACTCAGGAATAGTCTTTGAGATGCTATTGTAAGTGATTTCTTGCTGAATAACATCAAGTTGCACCTGTAAAACAGGCATATCAGCTGAATTATAGGTTGACATGCTATCTAGTATGGGTCTCCAAGTATATTTAGAATGCTTTGATTAGGTACTTACAGAGTCTGTATGGATGCAGCATAGGAATGTGATAGTCTGGATCAATAACACCCTGTGGTTCAATCTTTGTAGTTGACTTGAGTGTCAATGTAGCATCAGATGCACCAAGACCAGAACTATATGTGATGCCAGGACCAGTCTCACCTTGAATAGTATAACTGAGTGAATCAATCAATGGTTTAGAAATAGCACCAGGAGAAGGTACAAATACCAATTCAGTTACTTTTTCATTCCAGATAATAAACTCAGCAATACCGTAGTGGTCTGTATCTTGATCATTATCGTTTGCAGCATTTGATGATGCTCTAGGTTGCTCAATTTTGAATTGAACATTTTGTGCTCTTGCTTGCTGTGGTAACGCTACTGAATATGTGTACCACTGAGTATTTCCAGAAGTACCATCCCATGCTTGCGAGATTGGAGGAACATCACCAATAATAGGGTCAGTTCTAGTTGCATTTGGATTGACAATAGTATCTAGAAGAACCCAAGTTGTTGTTCCCTCCAACCTGTAATATGCTCTTAAAACTTCTTCTGGTACATTACCACCATTTACACCATTACCTCTGCAACACTTGATGGAGAAGTATTGTCCATCTTCTGCGTTTACAGGAATAGTTGTCACAAATCTGGTTGGATTGCTCGCACTAGAACCACCAAATTTTACATAGTTTGTGTACATCTGAGAAGTTCCAGGAATCAATTGGAATGTAGCAATAGTTCCTGATGCTGGGTCAATAGTTGCAGCACCGACAGCAACAGATCCAGCACCATTCATTACATAAACATAAGGAATCTCGGTAAACCCACCACCAGCATTTGTAAGGTTTAGTGCATTTACTCTTCCACCACTAACAGATGCTGTTGCTGTAGCACCAGTACCATCACCAACGATGTATACATCTGGAACTTGAGTTGTAGGTAGTTTAAAATTACCAGAACTTCCAGTACCATCACCATTACCGTAAATATTTACGTCCCAGTTATTTGCATCCTGAGAACCCTCTGCGAGAACATCACCAACGGTTGTTGATGTGAATCCACCTTCATATCCAATGATTTTACCTAAACCAACTCTCACATATCCATCACCGCCATTAGATGTTGTGCCCGTAGTAGATCCACCCATGGATACACCATTGCCACCAGCACCAACCCAAACTTGAATTGATGCAGGATCATCTAATTTACTCCACTCAATTGATCCTTGGAATGCACCAGCAGATCCACCACCACCCCCACCAGGAGTCCAGTAATCATCATTGTAAGTAACACTAACAGATGCCTGTCCGCTGCCATTGTGATTGCCAAGATTGCCAGAGGAGAAGAAATCTGATCTATAAGAACTGACACCAGAACCACCACCACCGCCACCGCCGTGACCGCCATCAGCACCAGGACCGCCTCCAGGACCACCAGATGCACCACCGTTACCAGAACCACCAAAGGTAAGACCGTTACGGGCACAACCGCCTCCACCTCCACCTCCGCCGCCACCGACGCAACCATAAGCACCACCTGTACCGCCAGCACCAGCACCTAAAGCAGACGTTGTTGCCTGTAGACCTACTGGAGGACCACTACCGTTTGTGCCAGCACCACCGTCGTAACCAGTAGCACCTGCTCCACCACCGCCACCTGCACCAGCGACAATCAAAGATCCTCTGAGCAGGATTGATGATGCACCACCAGATCCACCGTCTGCATCATTGTAACCAGATCCACCAGTTCCACCACGACCAGAGTGAGATGCACTACCACCAGATGGAGGATTGTTGCCATTGCTAGTGCCACTAGAACCACTATTTCCTAATTGAACACTCCAAACATAGGATTTAAATGTAGCGAGTTGATCGCTTTTTAATTGTACTGTTAATGATCCACCAGGAGCACCAGAGTACCCACCACGAGCACCACCGCCTTTAGCACCTTTAATAGTAAATGTTACTGATATTGGATTTCCTACCGAAGAAAAATTGAACGATCCATCACTAGATTTAGATTCATTATAAGTTCCACTCTGACCACCAACAAATGAGTTAATACCAGCAGTAGAATCACCACGCGGTGTGTATACAGTTTGCAGTCCATATCCTCCACCATTTGGATTATTTGGATAATCAATTGCTGGCCAACCATTGCCCTCAACACCATTAGTTCCAGGTCCACCATCAACTCCAGGAAATCCAGGGAAATTTTCAGAACCAGCATTAGATACTGTTCCTCCAGATCCACCAGCACCACCAGCTAAACCAGAGGTTGGTCCACCACCACCGCCCCCTTCAGCAGTCAACCATACTTTAGATCCATCAGCAACTTTAACAACAGTATTTCCACCACTGTTTCCACCAGCAGTTCCAGCAGCACCAGATCCACCACCACCAACTGCTTCAATAATTAAGTTATCTGGTGTTCCACCAGTGATATTTCCTAGGTTGATACTATATGGTCCACCAGGAGTATTAAATGTCCACTCATCAGTAAAATCATAGATTGGTGTACCACCAGTATTAATTGTCCTTCCACCGATGACAGAGGCACCAGTAAATACTAATGAAATTGGTTGCGGAACATATGTTTGGAATTCATATGTACCAGCACCTTGCTCTCCAGATGCAAGATAATATTGTTCAGTTACTGGTACAGTTGGATCTTTAATAGTACCATTACCGCCTGCACCACCCGAATAGTCAAGAACATCGTATGTTGCAACAGTATTATCTGTATTTGGTTGTCTTAATAGACCATGCTTGTGAGTGAATACCTGACCAGTAGTTGGAAACCATCTTGTCAATCTTCCAGATCCTAGACGATAATCTTGTAGATACCTATCACCAGAAGATTCTGCGATATAGATTGACTGACCAGGAATACTATGATAGACACTGTGATTATGCTGAGGAACTCCATTGAGTTTAGTTTCCCTCATCGTAATAGTAACCGTTTGATTACCAATAATATCTACACCAGTGGTCTCAACGACCTGATCATATCCAGTTGTGGTGATTCTACCAAGAGAGAAGTAATCATCCTGTTGATTCTGATCAAAATACCATGCACCACCAGTTGTACCTACACCAAGAGTTGAGTTACCAATGTTTGGTGAGTTTGATCCATAAACAGAAGAGTTACCAACGATCTTTTTAGCGACAGTATCAGGAACTTTGAACGTTCCCATGTATGGGTCACCCCAATTTTCCATCACATTAAGTTTATTGATACCCTGAATTGATCCACTAGTTCTACCAATTCTAACAACCGCAGTAGCACCAGTGCCGCCACCACCATTGATAATAACTCCAGGTGGATTGTCTGGATCATATCCAACTCCACTATTAACAATATCAATAGAAATAACAGTTCCAGATTGTACATCAATGTTTGCTACTGCAGTCGCCTGTACTGTCAGTGGTCCTGCAGGAGGAGGATCAATGTCAACACTAGGAACACTAGTATAACCAGATCCACCGCTTGTTAAATCAATACCACTACTTGATCTACCACCGTAGTCGTTTCCAATGATTTCAAATAATGCTGGATAATCTGAAATATTATACTCAGATCCATCACAATACAAATATCCCTCATGTGTATATGCAGGGTCATCACCAAACTGATATGCATTTCCAGCAGTATCAGTTAATGCTGGATAGTTTGTTGCATTGAACTTAATAAAATTATGGTCATAAGAATTTTGACCTGTCTTCAAGTTGGGTACAATTGCACCAATTGGTGTCGTATCTACTAAAAGATCTGTTAAGAATCCAGTTCTGCTATTTCTATAACTCTGTGTCATAATTAGACTTTAATTAGATACTCCATGACGATAAAAGGAGCACATGCTGCGTCCACCGATACTGATGCATCAACACCAATATCCATTGTTGTTTGAAGGTTCTCTGGTGGAACAATGATTGCTCTTGTCTTCACCTTATATGTATGATCATTACTCTCCAAATCAATCCTATGAGTGTGTCGTGTTGGATCTTCACCCGCTGCAATTGACAAATCAACAGTGTCTGTTACAACATTCTCAATATCGGGAGTACAACGGGCTTCCTGTACGTTTTGATTACTCTGTAGTGGAACTACATCATATAAACTGTTATTATTAAAATCATTAGGAACACCAGAAGCACCCTGAACATAAGTTGCTGGGACATCATTACTTGAATCTTGACTAGCACTTCCCTCATCAATAAAACAAATAAATGTAAGAAGCAAATTAATTTCGTTGGTGTACATATATCGTGTCAAGTTTGACTGATCAGCAGATCCTTCCAATTGTGATCTATCAACTGTAAAAGATTGATTTGTCAAACAATTATATGTGTATTGCTCACCAGCACCAAAGATACAACCACCGAAATAAATTGTTTGGAATAGTCCAGAACCCCAAACAGGTTGACCACTAAATGGCGTACCAGAGTTTGGATTCCATGGATCAATTGCAAGACATGGTTGTTGTCCACTACCAGGGATACCACTATCATTTGTTGTAGCATCTAACCAGTCTTGAACATCAATTGTTGATGCATTCCTGCGACCAGTTTGTCCCTGTCCTTGTGGTTCTTGTGTTGAGTTTTCATTGGTTGATAAGTTTCTTGCTCTTGTAGCACTATGCCAGTGTGCATGTGGATGCAATGCATTTTCTTCAACACCTTCTTGGTCTGTATAGTGAGTGTCACCAGCGTAGGTGTACGACGGTCTACCTCTTACAGGAATTTCCTGAGACGGGACACTAATTTCACCAGAATATGTAATTCGCACATTATCACCGATAGCAGATACTGCTTCAATACCAATACCAGATCTACTAATTTCATTGCCTAGTGCATTATTCAAACGGATGTTATTATAAACACCAGCGTTAGCACCAGATGTTGGTTCTGGATACTTAGAACCAAGGTCTGGAACAGCAAATTGTGTTTCCGTAATTGTGTCTAATGGCGTACCATCAATATTTCTTCTGAGAAATTTTGATTGTTCTCCTGTACCAAGAATTGCAGCAAGTCTTGGATAATCATCAGCAAAATATCTAGTTCCATCACACTTTAAATAACCAGCTGGTAAATTGGTAGGATTAGCACCAGATTCTGGATCTCCATCATATTGAACAGGCCAGATAATAATCTGACCAGTCAAGTTGCCATATTTTGATCTTTCTTTAGTGTAAAATGTTGCCATTAGTACGCCTTGATGATGAATGTGACAGTGACACTTGGTTGAGATACATCACACGAAATATTTAGAGCGTTCTCCAAACTCTCTGCTTGTAATGATGATCCATCTGCATCAGATGCAGTGTGTGATGGTGGTCCTGACATAGATCCTAATCCCTGAGCAATTTCAAAACTACCATGATTGTGTGCTCTGAATGATTGATCTAAAGGATCTTTATTTGAAGCAGCAAGGTTTAAACTAGTTGGGAAAGCACCATGTCTAAACTGAAGATCATATGTTCCAGAAACTAGAGCAGGTGTAGATAACGTGACCTCATACAATCCAGTTGCTTCATTTAAAATTACAGCTTGAACATAAGTTCCTTCCCTAACAACATCATATTTTTCATCATTATTAACTGGCGTAACATACATCAGTGGAGTGATAGCATCGTATTGGAACCAGTTATTTGGGTATGTACCATATGGGGTTCTAAGATCTGTTCCTGATGGTAGAATTACTAGATTAGTAGCATTTAAACTACATCCAGTAACAGCAAATACAGGAGCAGTTTCAGGATCATCTACTAGTCCATCCGATCTAATTGGAGATCCAGTATCATATCCTAAGAAGTTTGGTCTACTTCTTTCTTCTTGAGGTCTTGGAAAAAATCCAACATGACATGGTGTTTTATGAGTATCTACTGGAACAGTATCAACGATCTGATCTGTTTCACCACGTCCAAATAACGTTTGTGTATACACATCAGTGGCATGACCACTGCCCCTATTTGAACCACTTCTGAAGTTGGATTCTCCACAAGGAACAAATCCCCAATAATCTTTTCCTGTGCTATCTTGGATGAATTCCATAAAGGTATCACATCTTGGCAGAGTATTTTCTTTATTACCATCACCATAGAAAGTAATATTTTCTGCACCACCTTGCCATGTTGTTGGTTCTGTGGCTTGCAAGGCACATGTATTTGGACCTCTAGATCTACTACATTGGTTGGAACTAGATGCGTTACCAGTCATAACAATACCAGAGTCAGTCCTAAATGGCATTGGACCAGCACCAGTTGGATTTACAGATCCAAGCGAATCGGAGTGTCCATGTGCTGGTGTATGATTGATACCTAACTTTCTATTGAGTGTATGAATTGTCTCCAAAAAGTCTGGAGCAGAAAGTGTAATGTCAGTAAACTTAAAGTATAAGTTACCCGTCAAGTTCAATGTAAAATCAATATCAGCAGTTGCTTCATGTGTGGTTCTGACTGGAGCTGTCTCACCATAATCTTGAATCAAATCTCCAAGAATACTCCCATTTTCATCATATACAACCAAAGCAGCATCTGCTTGTCCGTATTGATATTCGGGAAGATCTAAATGATATCTCTCCAAATCCATCAATACACTGTTGGAAATTTGAGGCAACCTAAAAGTTCCCTCAGTTCCATAATATGGGAATTCGTAATGATTTCCCAAATTATCAGTCATGTCACCACCATAAGTGTCTCCCAAAACTGATGCTAACAGTGGATAATCAGCAGCGTTTAGTGTCTGTCCAGTACAAACAATCCATCCTTTGGGGATATTAGAGGCAAGGAAACCCGTGCCTCCATCACCTCCCCAAGGCATGATGGTGCCAATCTTGGCAACCCTCATGGTCTTAATAGAGTCGTAGTATGCAGTCATCTTTTCTTAGATCAGAGTTCCATCAACCACCAACCGCGTAGTGAGGGTGGAATTGTTCTTGCATTTGCAGATCCTTCAATGTCAACAACACCAACATAAAGAAGACCAAATGCAGCATTACGAGATTGAATAACAAGTTCTCCAGAATCCCATGTAGTCGTCAAAGTTTGACCAGCACCTGCACCAATTCTTGATCCTGTGCTATCACCTTGAATTGGTGTTGCTGTAGCACCAACCTTGAGTGCTCTAAGAATCAAACTAGTGTTATATGTTAGGTTACCACTGAGTTCAATAAATCTGATCATATCACCTGTCTGAGCATTATCTGGTAGATAAAGAACCATATTACTTCCAGAAGAAGCATTGACAATATAGTTATTATTTACCTGTAGTGGATTATCCTGCTGCTGTCCAATGCCAGTTGCGGGATCAAATGCAACATAAGTTTGTCTTCTACCACCATTACCAGTCCAATACTTCTCAATACCGAATGAATCAATAGCGTTGTTGTGGTAGATTCTGAAGTCTTTAGCACCTTCAGTACCACCAGAACCAGCAGATCCAAGGTTGTCAATGTGGAACATGACCTCAGATGCAAGTTCATCTTCTCTAACCTTACCTGCTTGATAGAATGTCTCACCCATTAAGACACTACCTTCTCTGTTAGTAACACGGAAGGATGTCTCAGTAGAGCAGATGCCATTCATCTGACAATCATCATAGTAAACCTTGAGATCACCATAGGCAGTTACACCACCCTTAATAGTCAAACCATTAGTATTTTCAATAGGATCTTCAATTGATCCATCACCAGCGTGACCATCATCGTTAGAAACAGTCATGACCAAGGTCTTACCGTCAGAACCATACATTCTGAGGGCACCACTATAAATTGTCAGATCATCATAGATCTTAGTCTTACCACCACCAAAGAGATAATATGGATCAGTTCCAACAGTATTTGGATTTCTCACCTGCTTAGGCATCTTGATTGCATAGACTGCATCAAGTGAACCATCAACGCTATCAGCAACGAAGAATTCGGTGCCGATTCTCATCATTGTGAAGTAATCTAGTTTTGGTGAAATTAGATCAGCATCACGTAGGGTGAGTTCCAGTCTTAGATCGTTAGTGTTAGGTGTACGTGCCTTGCGTGCTGTAGCACGATCACCTTGTGTACCAGGAAGATCATGTAGGAGAGTTGTTGTTCTGTCATACTTTTCAAGTTTAACAACATTTGTTCCAACTTGGAATGACTGTGCTGTTGTTCCTTCTTTACCTCTACCACCAGTTGTGTATGTGGCATTACTGGAAGTTGGTAGATAGTATAGACCACCCAACTCATATGGAGCTGCAGTAACCTGAATAATTTCAATCTGAGAATCTGTAACATAGATTGCAACCAAATCACCTTCC